AATTTAAACCCTAGGAATCTAAGTAACTTAAGGTGAACTGTATTTCGTTTATCAACGATGTTCCAAAGTAACTTTTCTTGTCTACTGTCTACATAACGTTTTGCTTCCCTGGCAAAGGTTACTGGGTATTTAAGTATAGCTGGTGTACAGAGCATCCAGATTTGCCCTTCATCATGTACTCCTGCTATTCCTGCTAGTTCACCGTTAGGTACTCTGAAATAGACTGAATCGCCCATCTCATAGGTTGAAGGTAGTATTACGGTAGGATCATATCCATGACCCTCTTCGACCTCTCTGCGGTCTTCTGGGAGGAGGTTGGAGGCTACCTCAAAAGCAGCCTCTTTAGTTAGTTGGTGGATGTATTTAGACACTAAATTTGTTTGTAATAAGGTCTATTATATAATCCTTCCCAAGTCATTGAATACAATGTAGCTGGGGCAGGATGTGAAGATTTAAGTTTTAAAGTAAAGTTCTTATTTTTTTCATAGATAGGTATGCGTTGTATGATCTGGTCATTTATACCTACTTGGTTAGCATTATAAGTATCTGCTAAAGGTGGTTCATATGTTTCTACATAAGGATCTTTACCTTTTCTATCTAATGTAGTTGTATACATACCTGATGCACCGAAGCTCATCTTAACTCTATGTACAACTAAACTAGCAGTTTGATCAGATTTAATATTGTCTCCACTTGTTTGAGTATAATAAATGGTAGGGAATTCTACTTCCATATCAAAGAGATAACCTACAATAATATCATGACCTGTCCAATCACCATCCCATTCTATATTATAATTTCCAGGATTACCAACAACACTAGCTGTACTATAAGAACCTATAAGATCTGAATCTTGAGCGTCTGTAGTAGGATTGGAATTAGGTAAGGTAGTCGAAGCTTTATTGCAATAGACAACAAGCTGTCCAGTAGTACTATTGAATCCATCAGGTTTAGTAAATCCAGTTCTACCAGATGCAGCTGAATATCCTAATTGAGATGCTGTTATAACTTTACTATTATCTAAGTGTACTCTATATATAATATCATCAGTAGTGTCAGTAGTATCTAAATCATCAGTTATACTATTAGAAGTAGATTCCATTTTAATTGGAACCTTCTGCATAGTATCTTTTCCATCGTCCCTGATTATAACATATAATGCATCATCTAATACAGCATGGTGTTGAATCGCACCACTAAAGGTCCATTTAAACCAAGCTTGTTGTAAACGTTTATCTGCTGAGCTATAATATCTAAATCCATATAAGGTATTAGTACCCTTAGAACTAAAAAATATAACAGAGTTTTCACGTGAGTTAGACATTGTATCTAAATCATTAGCAAATAATTGGTTAACAACTTTAGATTGATCTACTACAGAAGGTTCTGTTTGACGATTGACATTAGCCATTTCCCAGAAACGTGAATACTTACCAGCATTATCTAAGAAACCAACTGTTGTTCCAAGTGAAATAGGATTAGTTTTATAATTAAAATTATATGTAGATAACCTATTTACCTTAGCAGTTTGTGGGCTAAGTACATCACTATCTGTTGTAAGTAAGAACTGATGAGATTTACTAAATAATACTAAACCAGCATTTGTAGCTATCGCATCATATAAAACTGCAGGTTCTTCTGCACTAACAGTTAAATCTATATTATCTGTAGCTGTATAAGTAATAGAAGATACTGGCCAAAAGTCAAAGAAATGGCTAGGTCTAGATAGAACTACATCCTCACCACTTATGATAACTAATCTGTTTCTCCAGAACATCATATTATTAATATACCTATTTGCAGTTACTGTATCACCATCTGTCCCTGAAACTGTTGAGATAAAACTAGGTTTAGGAACTGTCTCTGTACCACCACATAAACAATTATTCCAAGCAACTTGACTTAATTTAAACTCTGTTAAATTTGCCTGCCTAACTAATTGTAAAGGCATTGTACCTGCATCAAACTCTACCTTTCTACCAGGTTCAGGACATTCTTCCCATGTACCTTTACCATCTCGATCATTATCACCAAAGAATTTAACCCAGTAATCATCTTCGGTAGCTTCAGAGTTAGCAATTTTACAAATGAAACCATGTTTACATTGTGGAGGTAAATCAGCTATATCTTGGATTTCATCTGAAACAATATTTATTAAGTCTTTATCTATTGATACTACATTAAAATTAGCAGCATCAGTAATATAAATACCATTACCTATAATCTGGACATCAGCTAGAGCAAAGGTACTAGTTGCTGCTATTGCTGTTTGTAGATCACCTAAAACACTAGATGCTGTAATAGTTGTATCTGTATCAAATGGAGTTGGATCAGGTCTAATTAATCCTAAATTAGCTTGTACTTGTCCCGCACTTGCCTCTTGAACAGTGACCATATATAATGCATCTTTCATCCATACATACATATAATCATCTTTAACCCATCCAGATCCTCCAAATAATAGATCATGTGTAGTTGTATAACGTGCATTATATACAACATTAGATCCTGAACCTGATGGTATAGATTGAGCTATATTAGTAATTTGAAAATAAAGATTATCTCTACCTGTAATCACTCCTTTAGAATAACCAACATTCTGACCTGATAAAGTACCACTAGCACCATGATCAGTTACAGTAAAATTATTAGCATCTACAATTGAAGCAACTTGATATTGCCCATCTGATCCACCACCTGTAAAGTTTATATCTAAATAATCATTAGCTGACAAACCATGCGCATTTGTTGTTGTTATTGTAATTGTTGATCCTGATCTGCCATATGTACCAGTCACATTATCTGCTGGATTATAGACAACATGTTTATATGTGTGCCCACCTGATAAAGCATTATCTGTATCATCTACACCTGCAGTTACATTAAATATTCCTGTAGCTGTATTTGGGCATAATGGATCATTACCTGATCCTGCAGCTGAAGTACATATACCAGTATTAGCTTCACGGAATGCTCTAGCTACCAGTGCACCTGAACCATTACAATAATTATTACTTGACTTAAATAGTTCTACTTTAATTCTAGTAGCCATACGTTCTGTTTGAGTACTAGTATCATTATAAATATTCAACGCATACTGTCTAGAATAAGCAATCTTATTTAATTCTATATATACTTCATGCGGTCTAACAGCTTCTACTGTAGAAGACATTGCAGTAGCTTTTTTACGATTAGCTATAAATGTATAGTCCTTAGAAGTTAATGTTTGTATATCTTCATCGTCTGTATGTACAAGATAATCAGTTAAAGCATCTTGCATTGTAGAGTTACCATCATAGGTAACTGTCATTACAGCTCCATCACTACATCTCCACATATTAATATCACCTGCTCTATTTATCTGTCCTATATATTGCTCAGCTTCATCTCTATAATAATGGAACCATTTACCATTGGTATTTGAATTAAGTGCAGCCGTACCATTATCACTTAACGAAGCTACTAGTTCAGCTCCTGGTCGTTTCAAAAGTCCTTGAGTTACATCAGGTAATACATTTATAGCATCTGTAACTTGACCTGGTACTTTCTTTTCATCAGGCTGTTGTGAGATACCACCTGTATACTGTTGTATCGTTTGTGAAATACTTGCCATTAGCGTCTAAGTGCATTATAAGGTCTAAAGGATTGATACCTACCTTCATGTGGATGTCCAAGGAAACTATGATCTCCTTGCTTACATTCATATTCAACACAGGTAGCCCTAGATTTATTCTCATCTAATGTCAATGCTTGAGCTAGAGTAGGGTTAGATACTAATTGAGTAGCAGCTCTTACAGCAGATCGATATGTGATATATCTTTGGAATGGATTAGGTAAGTCAGCGAATGGATATAAGGTTACAGCATCTACATAGATATCATTTGTAAATACATCTGTGTGTTGTACTAAATCATAAAGTCTACCATTTCGTACTACTACATCTACAGTCTTATCTGTAAGACCATCATGTATATCATACTGTAATGTGTTATTAGGTAATGTAATATAACCTGTGGTATCTTCAGGAGATAGTTTAATATGATATTCTGTGTTAAAATGCCAGCCTTCATTCTGTACATCCTTGTTAACTTCAGTTAAAATATTGTAAATAAATGAGACTTCAGGGTTCTCATAGTTTAATTCTGTTACGGGTGATTGACCTATGCTACCCAGAATTGAGTTCACTGCGGATAGTTCGGTATCGGTGTCAATTGTCGAGGTAGCCATATAAAAATCTGTAAAAAAAAAAGGAGGTCCGAAGACCCCCTGTATGTTGGTTAAATATTACCCGAATGCAGCAGGCGCAGTTGCTGTACCAGCGTACAGTTCAACAGCAGCAGCTGGATTAAGATAGTCAGCTCCCATTGCCAAACGTCCTAGAATCACGTCACCCTGATAAATCACGGATACGTCCCCGGATGTTACTTGGACTTGAGGTCCAATGGCTTCTACGACCCCTGCGGCTTCCTTCTGGAAGATGAGCCCACATGAGTTGTTGAATTTAGCAGCTTGACCATAATCATTAACGGTCACGTTATGCTCATCTGCCATAGCATCACCTACAAATGATCCAGTATTACCAGGATCAGGTGTGCCAGGAATAGTAGCACCAGCAGTTCCACCAAGAGAAGTACCAAACTTACCAAAGAACGGAATGTTCATTGATTTATAAATTTTGATACCAGCAATCTCGATGATGCCGTTACCTGACTGCAAGGATGTACCCTGCTCGTCACGGTTGACAAGACCATTAGTACCTACCGCTTGGATAAGTTCATAGTATTGTCTTGGGTTTAAGACACCTACACGTCCTTCTGTACTTACTCCCTTTTCGTCTAATACAGCTGCAGCATCATAGAATGCAGAGATTAAACTAGCTGATGCATAAGCATCGGATGCTTGGGCGTTAGTACCTACACGGATCTGTGTACCACCTGGTTCTACGAAGTTAGCCTTCGTAACAGGTGAAGCTTTACGTGCTGCCTTAGATATTGCACGGAAGATTTTTCTATCATAATTTTCTGCAAGAGCATATCCAATCTTCTTAGATATTTCCCCACGCAAATCATAATGCGCAAGTGTCTCGTCTAATTCATATACGAATGCACTGGAGATCAATAGATCGTCACAAGTGATCGTCTTCTCAGCTACAGGAGGTGCACTGTCACCGTTACCCAGTATAGAATTTCCAGGGGTATGGAATTCTGCTGTGGTACGACCCGTATAAATGAACTGCAAAGACTTGCCGTTCTTGAGGGTACGCTTAGTAACTAGATCCCTTGCAATTGTATTGCGTTGGAATCCTTTGAACATTTCTCCTGAAAAAAGCTTGAGGTACAGAGCCCGACGTTTACCTTCACCTGCTACATTAGTGGTGAGGTCGCCGTTATTAGCACCTGGCGCGGTGAGTGATGCAGCCAAGGCACTATTCTGATGAGCCATTTTCTATTAAAAATTTGTATTTGTTTACTTTCTACACGTGTAATTTTTTTTTGATCATTTTGTTGTGGTCTCTCCCACCGTCTAGACGGCTAAAGGTATCCTGCGTACAGGGCTAAAGCCAAAGCGAGATATCGGAATCGAACCGATGACAATAGCTTGGAAGGCTACAGTTTTACCGCTAAACTAATCTCGCTGGAAGCACAATGAGGTGCCGCCTTCTCATGATGTATTACATGAGACCATTCTACAAATAGAATGAAGGATAGCAGTCCGAAGACCACTATCCATAGTTCATTAATTTTACTCACCGAGAAGAGCTTCTTCTAGTGATTGAGGCATATCATCATCCTCATCAACACCTGGGGGTTGGTAGTCACTAGGATTAGTATCTACCTTTTCTTCAGGTTCAGGTGAGAACGACGTTACACCTGCTCTCATAGCATTGTTTTGATGTGCCATTAGAACTTAAACTTAGCACCTATCTTAGTACCGTATGCTGTATCAGCAGTCTCATCTGTAAGGAATGAGATCTCTCCATATACATCTAACTTCTCTGATGCTGCTACGGAACCTCCGAGCTTACCTGAGAAATCAGTTGTACCATCAGCT